GGAATCTCTTGGAAACGTTCAGAACGAGCGAGTATGCAGCCCACGCTATTGAGCAGAGGGTATATGCAACAAGCACGGGAGAACATGTAATAAATAATCAAATCGAATATAAACTCATAAATGATTAAATTATGTCAGTAACATCATGGGGCAAATGCTCTATCTACGTTCAAGAAGTAGGTAGCAAAAAGAACGAGTGGACTAAGCTCCCAACTCCAAAGGATGGCACAACGCAGGTAACACCTACGAAAGGTGACACAATGACCCAGATCGAGGAAGGTGGCGGAATTGTTGATCGCAAGACAAAGAAGTCCACATACGAGTCATCATATCAGCTCTTCATTAAGAAGAATCAGTCGCAGCCATTCAAGACTATTGATGGTACCGTAGAGGGTAACTACCGTTATGCTATCCAGCCGGAAGACGCAGAGCTTCCTGGCGTATATATGGGTAACACAACAGTTGGTGCAGAGGAGGCCTATACAACTCAGGACGGTGCTCTTATCACGTACACCCACTCAGCTCTCATTCCAGAGGGCGACGTGGTAGCTAAGACTGTCAACTCGAAGGGTGAGGATGTCTATTGTGCTTATCGCTGGCGTATTATCACTGCCACAAAGACAACAGGAGGAAAGTATGCCTTGACTTTCAAGAAGCCGCAGGACGGCGATACCGCTCCTGCTGAAATCACGGAAACCTACGCAGAGACATAGGCATATTCTAATATCCCTTCAGCCGACTGAGGGTTATCAGCCGGCAACCTACCCAAGTAGCTCAGGGGAAGAGCGAGACCAAATAGTCCGTCGCATAAAAATCCAGGGTCTTCAAAAGCTGGTTGAAAGTCGCAGGTTCGAGTCCTGCCTTGGGTGCCAACTATTTAAATTCGAGTGATATGGAAGAGTTAGGAATCATTATATCGAATACGCTCACAGATATGCCTATAGGCTTTGATACTGAGCATACTCACGTTAATATCTACCCTACTACACTGGGCATGATGTACCTAACGTCGCAGTTGATAGATAGCTTGGAGATAGACAAAGAGTTACTTCAAGTCGATCCTTTCTTGGAAGCATTGCGAGTTGCAAACACCAAAAGGGAGACATGCTGCAGATTGATTGCATATCACTCACTCAATACAAAGAACGAAATATTAGATTCCAGATGCGTAAGCAGGCAGACGGAGCTAATCTTCAAAGAATGCTCCAACGAGGATATAGCCACTCTCCTCATAATCATCCTTAAGGCTAACTCATACCAGACAATAGCCAAAGAGACAGGAATGGAAGAAGAAGCGAAGCGTATGGCAAAAGTCAATGCTGCAAAGAAGTCAGAGAATAGCTTTACCTTCGGAGGCAAGACAATATGGGGAACACTCATAGATGCCGCTTGCGAAAGATACGGATGGACTTTCGATTACGTGGTATGGGGAATATCGTATAACAACCTGACACTCATGCTGAAAGATAAGGTTACATCTATATATCTGTCTGATGAGGAGAGGAAGAAAGCCCATATACCGGCAGCAGGGGAAGAGGTCATCGATGGCAACAACAAGGAGGCTGTCATGAAGGTAGTGAAAGAGTCAGAGGCAGAGATTTAACCGAACCCTACGCACGCACGCGAGGAGTTCCGTTTTAGAACATTCAAATTTGGTGTTTCATCGGGATTTCTTTATAACAAAGTATAAATTCAAGGAAAATAGAACATTATGCCAAGCATAAAATTCGATACAATAGTCGAGACCTTTAAGGTAGTTTCTGGTTTTCGAGACATTCAGAACGCAGTTCATCAGACTGCCGAGAGGGTTGAGAAAGACGGAAAGTCCATTGACGATATAATCTCGAAAATACAAAACAGCATGAATATTGCCATTGGCGGTTGGAGCATTGGCAAGTTCGTCAATCAGATGATGCAGGTCCGCGGTCAGTTCCAGCAGACAGAAATGGCTTTCAAGACAATGCTGCAGTCTGAGGAGAAAGCTGATGCGCTTATGAAGCAGCTGATCCGCACAGCAGCCATTACTCCATTCGGTGTCGAGGATGTCACGGAGGGAGCCAAGCAGCTCCTTGCGTTCAATGTAGCAGCAGAAGATGTCAATAAGACACTCATAGGACTGGGAGACGTGGCAGCAGGTATGGGTCTGAACCTTAAAGACCTCGTGATGCTTTATGGTACCACCATCGCTAAGGGCAAGATGGACACGATGGACTTGTATCAGTTCCTCAACCGAGGTATTCCTATCGCAGACGAGATTGCAAAGGTTATGGGCCTTGACGTTACCAATGCTATCAAGGAGGTCCAGAAGCAAATCAAGGCTGGCAAGGTAACCAGCGACGTTTTCATTCAGGCAATGCAGAATATGTCTGCAGAGGGTAGTAAGTTCGGTGGATTGATGGAAGCTCAGTCTAAGACCATTACCGGCCAAATAAGCAACATCAAGGACGCTATCAAACAGATGTTCAACGAACTTGGTAAGTCTCAGGAGGGTGTCATCAATACCGGATTGGGAGTTGTTTCTACACTTGTCGAGAACTGGAAGACTGTAGGAAAAGTTCTTATGACCGTTGTCGCTGCCTATGGAGCATACAAAGCTGCTGTTTTGGCAATGATTGCAATATCAAAGGCTCAAATAGCTTGGGAAAGTGCTAAAGCATTTATTTCTTTGGCACGTTCTATAACTTCCGCAAAGGATGCGATGGCGCTGTTCAACCTTGTTGCGTCATCTAATCCTTTGGGTCTTGTCTTGGGTGTAATTGCTGCTGGTGTTACCCTATTCGGATTATTCGGCGATAGTGCTGAAGATGCAGCAACCAAGACCTCCAAGTTTACCGAGAGTGCAAATGAAGCATCAAGTAAGGTCGAGTCGTTAGTCTCCATTCTTAGGACTGCAAAGGAAGGCTCCAAGGTTTACAAGGACACCATCAAGGAACTGTCAAGCATATATAGCAACTATGGTATTACCATTGACAGGATCAAAGAAGATGAGAGTAATCTCGTTAGTGTTAAGCAGCAGGAGATTGATAAGTCTAACGAGCTTATAGAGCAAATCAAGCTGGAGGCTACAGAGCGCAACAGAGCCAATGCAATCTCTAAGGCCAACGAAGACTACAACAACCGTGTTGATAGTGCTCAGCAAGCCCTTTTGGATAAGTTGAAGGATTATGGAACCTCCAGTAGTGGTATTGCGGTAGGCATACAGAACATCGTATCTGATTCGGTTATCAAGCAGTTTGATGAGTTGACACAGAAGATGTCTGGCTTGAATGAGCACTCCAAGGAGTATCAGACATATCTGAAACAATACAATCAGTTGGAAGCTTCTTTGATTTCAGAATCAGAAAATCTTGCTAATGCTTTTGGGTTTACAGGAGACAAGACAAGCGATGCCAGGAAGGCTTTGATAGGCTATCTCTATGAACTTCGAGCTGCAAAGAAGCTGCATACCGAGGAGGCAGATAATATCAACAAGGCTGCAGATGCTACTGAAGATTTCGGTAATAAGGCTACCTCAACCAAGAACAGGATAAACGCTTTGCAGAAGCAACTCCAGGGTGCCGGTGAGGATGTACACGTTCTCTACAACCGTGTCAAGGAGTTCATGCAGAACTATTCCGAGAACAACATCAACTTCCACGTCAACTTCGATGCCAAGATACCATCGTGGATGCAGAATATGAATATTCCAGAACTGGGACGTTTAGGTAAGTACTTCTCTGCTTTGGCACGCGACCTTGCAAACAACAAGAAGTCTGGTGCGTTAGTCAATGGTAAATGGATGTCAACAAATGATATCGCTCAACGAGGATGGGATTATACCAATGCAGCGAACACCAAGCAGACAAAAGCTGACGAGGAGGAAAAGCAGAAGCGTCGCGAAAAGGAAGAGGCAGAAGCAAACGCAAAGAAGAACGCTGCCAAAGCCAAGAAAGCAGCCGCCGATGCCAAGAAGCAGGCAGAAGACCGGAAGAAGGCCCAGGAGGAACTGAACGAGGACTTAAAGCAGCTGCAGCAGGAAAACATCGACAATGATATATCTCAGATGCAGGAAGGCACGGAGAAGAAGCTTGCTCAAATCAAGAACGACTATGCCAAGCGCAAAGCAGAGATTGACAAGCAGGAAGCAGAGTTTAAGAAGAAGAACAAGGAAGCTGGAAAGAAAGTAACCATCACCTCTGCTCAGTCCAATGCACTCAATAAGGCAAGAGACCTCGCTACCCAAGAGTATAACAAGAAGCTTGATGAGGTCAACAGGGAAGCCCTCACCTCTATGCGTGACTACTTGAAGGAGTATGGCTCTCTCTATCAGCAGAAGCAAGCCATTGCTGAGGAGTACGAAGAGAAGATTGCCAAGGCTCAGACGCAGGGCGAAAAGCTCTCTCTTCAGCAACAGAAGAAGAAGGAACTTCAAACTATCGAAATAAACGCCATCAGGCAGAACATCGATTGGGGAAGCATCTTCGGAGACTTCGGTGCTATGTTCAAGGACCAACTTGAGCCAACAATAAAGAAGTTGCAGGAGATGTCCAAGAGCACTACAGACGTTAATGAGCAGAAGACCATTCAGGAACTTATCTCCAAGTTGCAAGGCTCTGCCACCATCTGGGATAGCGACATCTTCAAGAAAGTCTCTGACGATATCAACTCCTATCAGTCAGCCATTCAGGGCTATATTGACGCACAAGAGAAAGAGATTGAAGCCACGAAAGCCGTTACCAAGGCGCAGGAAGACCTCGCTAAGGTTAAGAAGAGCGGTGACAAGACAAGTATCAGTAAGGCAGAAAGCAACCTCTCTATAGCTCAGGGAGCCCTTGCTACCGCATCCAATGAAGTGTTGACATTCGGTTCCTCCGTACAGAAGGCAACCTCTGATTTACAAACATCTGCACAGAAGGCTGTTTCTCAGTTCCAGCAGCTTGAAAATGGTTTGCAGGGTCTCACATCGGGGTCACTCAAAGGAATTGGAAACTCAGTACTTGGCCTTGATAAGCTTTTCGGTGGTACTATGCAAAAGGACGTTGCCAACACGCTTGCAAAGGGAATCCAAGGGTTGCTCGGTAAAGATAGTGACGCAGCCAAATCTCTGACGAAAGCTTTAGGGGATAGCGGTTTGGCAGGCGAAATAATCTCCGCTATTCTTGGTATCCTCGATATTCTGAAAGATGGCTTCGGCACACTTATAAGCAATCTAATAGATACCGTATTGGGTGCTGTAACAGGTATTCTCGATGATGTTTTGTCGGGTGACCTTATTATGAAGCCATTGAAGAGTATTGGAAAGAACACTTACCATCTCTTGAATACATTATCGTTCGGTGGTTTCAATAGCTTGTTTGGAGGTAACGGCAAAAAGGTACAAAGCGCTATCGATAATCTAACGTCATCTAATGAGCGATTACAGAAGTCCATAAATAAGCTGAAGGACACAATGGCAGGCACGTATGGCAAGGAGTCCACCAACGCTTACAAGGAGGCTATCAGGCAGCAACAGACCTATAACAGCAATGTTATGGAGATTGCAAAGCAGCAGATGAGTTATTGGGGCAGTCATAAATCTTGGAATTATTACTGGAGTGGCTTCAACGATGAGCAGATGAAGTTGATAAGGGAAAAAGTAAAGAGCGACTTCAATGGAGATTTAACCTCCCTTACTCCAGAAGAGATGAAGAAACTGCTTTCCTATCAAGAGCTGGTTGATAAGATCAGAGGAACAGGTAAGCACTACAAGGGACGTTCTGCTTACGGAGAGTCGGTTCTTGACAAACTTGAAGACTATGCGGACCTTGCAGGTAATCTTGATGAGCTGACTGAGCAATGGCGCGAGTCTATTACTCAGATTTCCTTTGACAGCATGAAGGATAACTTCATCAGTAATCTCATGGATATGAGTAAGTCTGCGCAGGATTTCTCTGATGATTTCGCAGAAATGATGCAGAAAGCTCTTCTCTCCTACTCGATGGAAGACCTCATGAATGGGAAATTGAAAAAACTCTATGAGGATTGGGCGGATGCAATAGATGCTGCAAATGGAGATTCATCGAAAATCGACATAGACGCATTCAACAAGCGTTACGATGATATAGTCCAGGAAGGCTTGAAGAGACGTGACGAGTGGGCAAAAGTGACTGGCTACACTGGTTCTTCATCCTCATCACAGACCGCCACAAGCGGAGGATGGGCATCTATGGGGCAAGATACTGCCGATGAGCTGAATGGTCGCTTCACCGCCCTGCAGATTGCAGGAGAGTCCATCGCTCAGAACATGACTACCACCATATCACAGATGGAGAGCATCGTTACACTCGGAATCTCAACCAATGGCGCAGTATTAGAGATTAGAAACATGATGATCATGACAAACAGCTACCTCGAAGACATCGTGAAGTATTCAAAGCTCACCTATAATGACTTCGGAACAAAGCTGGATGATATGAACAGAAGATTAAAGGATATTTGACCTCTATAGGCTTTTCGCTTGTCAGTCCTTACAACTATACCAAACAATAGCAAAAGCGGCTCACAGCGAAGCCTATGAGGTTATTTAATGATTAAATAGTTATGCTTAATGGTCAACTTTATATAAATGGCAAGGATGCCTACCTTACATGGGGCATAATCTTAGATGAAACCGCCCTCAGCACGCTAATGACTCCTGCACCAAACAAGGAGTTTATCAGTAACAAGTATCGCTCAAAGGACGGCAAGTCGGTTATCAAGCACAATCCAAGACTGGATGAGAGGGAGATAACTCTGCCGTTCAACATGACCGCCAAAGACTCAGATATGTTTATGACGAACTATGCTAGGTTCTGCGAGGAGGTTCTTGCCAAGGGAGAGTTGGTTATCCGCACCCGATTTCAGCCTAATGTGTGGTATCGGTGCATCTATCTCTCCTGCACACAGTTCAGTCAGTTCATTCGGGAAATGGCAAAGTTCAGTCTAAAGCTCAACGAGCCAGACCCAAGTGACAGAGGTGAAACAAGTAAATATATATAAGCTAATGATTCAGATTAAGAGAAACAACAAGGTATTCTTCACATTAGAGGACTTCGGTGAGGGTTCTAAGCTGTCATATCAGCTTATGGACCACCACTACATCATCTTGAAGTTCACTACGGCTACTCCTATCTATTTCGAGATTGGTGATTCCGTGGAGATTCCCGACTTCGGCTACTTTGAACTTACATCATCATACTTCCCTAAGCACAACGATAGTGATGGCTACGACTACGAAATGCAGATGGATGCCTACTATATGTCTTGGAAGAATAAGATTTGCAAGTATCGTCCTCAGCACGGAGCCAACGAGACCTCCTTCAAGCTCACCACAACGGTAGGCGTACACATGAACGTTATACTCGGCAACCTAAAGGCGCTAGGTCTTACGTACAATGGCAAGGAGTTCTCTGTCGACTACACTACATACAACAATAAGGCTTTCGATGTTCAGAAGAGATTCTTGATCGAGTACGGCTCTATCAGTATTCTTGATGCTCTCAACTCCATCTGTTCCGAAGATGCGCTCAACTGCGAGTGGTGGATAGATGGCTCTATTATATACCTTGGATATTGCGAAATGGAAGGTCAGACAACATTCGAACAGGATGTTAATGTTCTGTCTATGTCCTATTCGGAATCTAAGTCAACTTATATCACAAGACTGTACGCATTCGGCTCAGACAGGAATATTCCGAAAGGGTATTTCACTGGTGCCGATGCGGACGTCACAACCGATGGTGTAGCTACCGATTACCTCATGCTCCCTAACAAGGAAGTAGATAGTGACGGTTTCTACGCCAAGGATGGCTACATAGAGAACGTGAATGTCGTGAAGAATGATAAGCAGGCTATCGAAGGTGTCGTGATGTTTGAGGACGAATATCCAAAGGTGGAAAGTGCTGTCAGCAGTATAAAGACCTATGATAGCACCGTTGATAACGAAGACGGAACGAAGACTACACAGACATTTTGGCAGGTCACTTCTACAGACTCTTTCACTAACAGCTTCAAGGAGAGTTGGATAAAGAGTAACCTCACTTTAGGCATCAAGTTCACTAGCGGTGCTCTCATGGGCATGGTGTTCGATGTTAGTTTCAAAGTCATTGACAAGGTTAACTACTTTGAGATTGTTGCTAATGACACTTACGGAAGAACTCTCCCCGATGGTGTCATGTGTCCGAAGGTTGGTGATAAGTACTTTCTGTTCAACTGGGATGCAACCAAGATTACAGATACGGACCTAATTCCTGCAGCTCAGTTGTCTCTGTTCGATAGAGCGAAGCAGTACTATCTGAAGACTATGATCAGCAACGCAAACTTCACATGCACAATGGATGGCGATAAGTTCTATAATAATGGGACATACGATTATCATCCTCTCGGTGAACAAGTAAAGCTGATTAATGATATGTTTGCGCAGGTTGATGCTAAAGGCAAGCACTACCGAAACTCTCGTATCATCGGCATGGAGATACCTTTGGATATACCTTATGACCATCCTCAATACATAGTTGGTGAAAAAGCAGCAACAAGTCGATTAGGGAAGTTGGAAGATAAGGTTGACTCTATCACGGTAAACGGCATTCAGATAAGTGGCGGCAATGGTGGTGGTGGCGTCTATGTAATAGGCATGAACGACTCTACACCTCCTACTGACAGTAATGTTCTATCAGCAAGAAAGACTACCCTTAGTTTCTTGTCTAAACTACACAACGACACCGTACAAGGCGTGATTACCTTCATCAAAGGACTGGTGAGCGAGGCTTTGGTGAAGCTGAACGGAGGTGCTTACTTTGGTAAGGGAGGAGCGTTGATAGACGAGGCAGGACGTGCCATCTTGGAGTCGTTGCAGTCAATCGACTACGACAACGAAGCAGAGCAGGGTTTTGCTGTCAAGAAGGAAAACGGCAAGTATCACGCCTTTGTTACGAACCTCACTATCTGGGGAAAGGCTATCTTCAACGAATTGGGGGTAAGAAAACTGTCGTATGCAGGAGGCAACATCTATTTATCTGGAGCTGGTAGCAAGCTTATCAAAGTTGTGCCTGTCAAGGAATCGGTATCTGCTGACGGTGTTATATCTTGGGTAGAAACAACTGCGGATGATGCAGAATGCGCTGGCTGGAAATGCTATCTCTTAGCTGACAACGGAACTACTGCCACGATGAACTACTGGCAGGAGGGCGACCAAGTGCGCTGTCAGACTATTGGCGAGATTGTGGCTGGTGGAGCATATAGTGATACAAGTAATAAGAGTTACTGGCGTACTATTCCTGATGGTGGCGTATCTACGCAAAATGAGAAGATATACGGCACTAAAACGGAGACTTATCTTGACGAAGCTGGTAAGGAGCAGACGAGAGAAGAACAGGTGGAATTGTACGATGGTCAGGCGTTTGCTTGGATTGTCGTTGGCAAGCATTCCGAAGGCTTAGACGGATATACAGAGAAGAATGCGCCTGTTGAGATAAAGGGAGACCCTGCTGAGGGCGACACAATCGTGCTGGACGGCAACAGACATCGTAATGGCAATCTTGAGTACGACAAGACGGACAGGCAGAACGTGATTATCCTTGAGACAACTGGCGACTATGCTCCTCGTATCGCTTGCTATGCTAATATCTCTGAGTACAAGCATACTATCACAAAAAGCGTAAATGGCGAGAACAAAGAAGTATCTCTGTCGGTATTCGAGACTTCACCGAAGGGTGGAACGAAAATCAATTTCTCACACTTTGAATTGATTTCGGATGACGGCAGTACTATTAATATCATCAATTATAGAGGTGACTGGGTAGAAGGAAATACCTATCATAAGAACGACCAAGTAAATC